AAAAATGTGGTATAATAAGATATGAAGTTAACACTAATTGGATTTGGATTTGTAGGAAAGGCTGTATATCATACGCTGAGTAAACATCACGATGTAAAGATAGTGGATCCAAGTTATAACGACAATAAGATAGAAGATGATTCAGATGGATATATAGTCTGTGTCCCTACACCAAGTTCGCGCGATACATCATGCGATATGTCAATAGTAAAAGACGTTGTAACCTATTGTCCAGAAAATAAACCAGTATTAATTAAAAGTACCATAAGCTTAGAAGGATGGAGAAACTTACAAAAATTTGGTAAATCATTAAGCTTTAGCCCTGAGTTTTTAGTTGCTAATAACGCGATAAATGATTTTGCAAATCAAGAATTTATGTTATATGGTGGAGCTGATTATAAGTTTTGGAAAGATATATTTCCCTTTCCTTTAGTATCAGCCACAGTTGAAGAACTTATTATGACTAAGTACGTTAGAAATTGTTTTCTTGCAACTAAAGTTGCCTTCTTTAATGATATACATAAACTATGTGAAACAGTTAATGTTAACTATAACAATGTAGCAAATCTTACGTCTATGGATCGAAGGATAGGATCCAGTCATATGCAAGTGCCAGGACCTGATGGAGAACTCGGGTTTGGTGGTGCATGTTTTCCAAAAGATACTAAAGCTTTAGTTGCCACAGGTAAACACTATAATGTAGAAATGGCAATACTAAAAGATGTAATAAAAGCCAACAAAACGGTAAGAAAAGAATGAGTCCTTTTGACTATTTAAACGCTATCAACTATACTAAAAAAGATATTATGGTTGATGATATAGCAGAGAAACAATATAATCCCTTTATGGTTAACAGAGGCTTATCATACTTTCAAGACACAGTTTTGATGGCAAACGAAATGAATCAGTATGCACACATGGATAATCGTTTACAATTCGATTTTCTTATAAATATAGTTAGAAAACGAAAGCGATTTAGTAAATGGAATAAACCAGAAGTCGCGACTGATTTGGACGTAATAAAAGAGTATTATGGGTATAGTAATGAAAAAGCACGCATGGTTCATAATCTTCTCACGGACAATCAGATAACTGAATTGAGAAGGAAGGTTTTTAAAGGTGGAAGAAAATAATATAATAGAATGGTCACCTGCCTCAATGTTAGAGGTTACACTAAACGAGCCAGATGATTTTTTAAAAGTACGTGAAACGCTGACAAGGATCGGTGTTGCATCACGAAAAGAAAATAAGTTATTTCAAAGTTGTCATATACTCCATAAACAAGGACGATATTTTATCGTGCATTTTAAGGAGCTCTTTTTATTGGATGGGAAGAAATCCAACTTAGAAGAGAATGATGTTGCAAGACGTAATACTATAGCAACATTGATGAGTGATTGGGGACTTATATCAATAGAACAACCTGATAAGGCAGAACTAAAAGCTCCGTTGCGTCAGATCAAGATTATACCATTTCGTGAAAAGAGTGAATGGGAACTTTGTCCGAAATATAATATTGGAAATAATTGATTGAAACAACAAAACTTTAATGATGTCGTAAGCCTACAAGACGTATACGATATTACTAAAAAAGAATGTGATAATGGAAAGGGTCATACATGGGCCCGAAACTTAGATCTTATGAAATTTGCTGGCAAATCAGAAAGTATCATGGAGTTAGGTGTTAATCAAGGCACGTCATTAGTTCTTATGATGTTGCAAAATCCCAAAAAGATTATCGGTGTTGATATTGATTTAAATAATTGGAATGTCGGAGCAGGATTTAAACCACTTGCTCCGCTTGCAGAAAAATATGCTGATGAAAATAATATTGATTTAGAAATAATAAAAATGGATTCTACTGATCCCAAATCAACACGAGATGTAGATATGCTTCATATTGATTCTTTACATGATCCAAATCATTTGGAAAAAGAACTCGCATTGCATAGTCAACATATAAAAAAATATATTGCATTCCATGATATAAAGCAAAGCGATTGGGCTTTATGGAAAGTGATTAAAAAGTTTTTAAAGAATATGACCGAGTGGGAGCTAAAAGTTAAATATAACGAAGGAAAATGCGGCCACGCGGTGATTGGAAGAATTAACTAGTATATATAGTAATGGATGCCGTTAACGGGTCCGAATAACTTTAACCTTGCTAAATTAGGAGGCAACAATGACTGGTACTTTTATGTTCCCAAGAAACGCTTTTTTAGGTTTCGACCATCTTTTCGACGAACTCGAAAAAATCACAAATCACGCAAACGATACTTATCCACCTCATAACGTTATCAAATCTGACGATATGAAGTATGATATTGAACTAGCAGTAGCTGGTTTCTCTAAGGACGATATTACTATCGAACTTAAAGAGCACGTGTTGTATATTAAAGGTGATAGAGAGAAAAGAAGAAATGATGAAGCATATGTCCACAAAGGCATATCAGGTCGAAAGTTCTCAAAATCGTTTAGACTATCAGAGTACGCAGAAGTCAGTGGTGCTGATCTAACGGATGGAATTCTTACTGTCAGTATAGAAGTAGTTCTACCAGAAGAGAAGCGACCCCAGAAAATTTCAATAAATACTGGAGGTAAAACCAATGGCAAAAGTGCTGAATTTCTTCGAGAAACTGTTTAAGGCCTGCGCAATCAAGTCACCACAAGATCAATATCTTTCACAAGCTACGGATCTTGCTGATCTTGAAAGGCGTATGAAAGAACTTAGACATGCTAGCCCACAGTACAAGTATAGGTATTGGATATGATGTGTAAATTCATAGCTAATCTAATTACTTGGGGTTGGGAAGACAACGGAGATATATAAATAATATGGGCGGGGAAACTCGCCCTTATTAACATGAACAAAGGATAAGCTATGGCATTTAATCTTTCAAATAGATCAAAGAAAAAATTAGAAGGTGTACACCCAGATATGGTTGCAGTCGTTGAACGTGCAATTGAAATAACTAAAGTTGACTTTGGTGTTACATATGGTGTACGTACTGTTGAAGAACAAGAAAAACTCGTGGCCTCTGGAAGGTCACAAACAATGAAATCCAAACATTTAATTCAAGACAGCGGATACTCACATGCAGTTGATGTAGTTGCATACGATGGATCAAATGTTGTATGGGAACTAAACGTGTATGACGATATATGTGATGCATTTAAACAAGCTGCTGAAGAAAAAGGTGTTGCTGTAAAATGGGGAGCAGCATGGTCAGAAGGCGATATTCGTTCTTATAAAGGAACAGCTGAAGACGC